TTTCGAGAATCTTCCTGACGTGTGACGTATTTCAAATTCTCTTCAACTACAAGAGGAAAGTCTACTTTAGACTCGACATAAGGCTGAAGAAATACAACGGTTTGAACAATTCGAACCTCTTGTCTAATTAGCTCTTCATATCCAAACGTCAATTCTAAATTATATTGCTTTGCAAGATATCGAAGATGCCAAAGCATTGAATTTTCTGCGGCCGTTATGCTTCGAACTTGTTTGTTAGCACCATCTGGAGGACAAACTAGTCGAACCCACTCGCCTGCGTCTTTGATAATATCTAGCGCGACAGTTCCTACAGAAGAAGCAACGTGTTTCAACTTTCTAGGCAATCCTTCTGCTAGTTCATACCATAAGGCGTAGCAGGTAAACTTGGTAAGCCCTTTGACATCTTCTACGTCCTGAGCATATTTAATTCGAAACCATCTACCTCCATACTGGATAATGTTTTCAACCTTTAAGTGTTGATAGATAGATGAGGTTTCGATACTTTCGAAAGTGAAAGTTTCTTTCCCTCGAGCTCGAGTCACAATTTCATCTTCGTAATGCTTGCTAAAGATTTCATCACTTGCTCCAATTAGATTGAAGTTTTGGTCATATACTTGAACAATTTCGCTAGGAATTGGACTCATAGGTAAATTATTGTCAATCATATATTCCCTTTCTAATAGTAAGACGGATTTAGAAACAGTTCAACTTGAGCTGGAAGAGTAGAAGTCCAAGCTGCTGCGTCATCAGCTCGGTATTCAATAGTAATTGTAGGATTTCCGTGAGGAATCTTGAAAAATGCTCCTCGTTTAATGTATCTAAATAAGTTAGTCGCTTGATTTGCACTGCTAATTTTGATAAGTTCAAAGGTTCCAAGATTTAGAATAATAATCGAACCATTTTCCATCAATACTGAATTAGTTCCAAACTCAACGAACTGTCCTGAACTTTTCTCACCGATTCGAAAATATCCTTTGATTTGGGAAGTAGTTCTTATCTCTACTCTAAATTGTCGAGTAGGTCTACCTGGGTTAGGTAAGCTATCGCCTCCTAAAGCAGGTTGGAGCTTATAAACCTTTCGAACTGTTGAATCGCTGTACTCGTAAGCATCTTTGAACTGAATTCCTAATTTAACGACAAGGGAAGTATCTTTAAAGGCTTGAACGTCTACAAGTTTTCCTTGCTCGGTTTCTCCTAAAAATTTTCCTATTCGATAGTATCCAGGGTCTTCAAGTGTCGAAATTCTCCAAAATGACTTCGAGCGGATAAATTGTTTGAATTGTCTATATTTTGCATTGACTTGTTTTTCGGTTTCTCCGTGGAACATTAGGGTCACGCTTCCAGTAAGAGCGGACATAGCATTAGACGGAGAATCTAATACTCCGTCTATGCCTTCAGGGTTTTTAAATCCTGAGTCCTTGAATCCTGCGAAAGTGAGTCCTACATATTCTAGCACGGTTGCACCTTTGTCGACAAGGTCAATTCCGTCGACCAATAGCGTCTGTCTGCTAGCCATCTATTTCTCCTTTACGGTGTTACAATGTTACCAAACCCTGATAAGGTTTCTTTACTCTTATTATACAATCCTCTCGACAGTTTGTCAACGTCGTCATTGTTTCGAACTACGATTGTTCCAATGTTGACAACGGTTTGCTCGCCTTGATTGTTTTTAGATTGAGATTGAGGTTGGTTAGGGTTGTCATTTCCTGTATTGAACAAGTCCACTTGAGGCGAATCGGCTGCTTTACGAACCTCGCTGAAATCAGGAGCTGGAAGAGTTTCAGGAAGTTGGTCAGCCATCTTTTCGTAAACGTCTTTGACCTTTTCTATAACTCCATTTTCTTGAATATTCATCTTCACGTCGCTGAGAGCTTCGGTAACAGTTTTAGCCATTTCTTTAGCCTTGTCACGTGTAGTTCGAATCATGTTACCAATACCATTTACGAACCCTTGACCTGTGTAGATACCCATCTGCTCCATGACACGTGACGGAGAGTGGATACCTAGGAAGCCTTTAACAGCATTCAACGCACTGCTAGCCATATTAGCCGCCGCACTTACCGCAGAACTTACCATTGAACCGATACCGTTGATGAAGCCTTGAACAAGGTTGACCCCTGCGCTTACCATTTGTCCAGCGAATCCAGTAACCTTAGAAACAATTGAAGTTCCCATGCTGCCAATTTTAGAGACAGCTGAACCAATCATTGACCCAATACCACTAATGAAGTTTCGAATCAGGTTCGCACCTCCTGAAACCATCTGTCCTACAAAGCTAGCAATCTTGCTAACTAATGATGAAAGCATGTTTCCAGCTGTCGATAAAAGTGAGCCGAGAAGTGAAGCAATACCTTGAATCAATGCCTTAAGAAGTTGAACACCTGCTTGAAGAAGTTTAGGGACGAAGTCGATAACTGCTTTAAGAAGTGCCATCATGATTTGCAAAGCCCCTGCAATTAGTTGAGGAAGCATATTTAGCAACCCTTGAAGAAGTGATAAAAGCAACTTAACTCCGGCTTCTAGAAGTTGAGGAAGGTTCGACAAGATTGCTTCTAATAGTGAAGTAATGATTTGAATCGCTGCTGTAATTAGTTCAGGAAGCACTTGAATAAGTCCCTCGATTAAAGCCATTAGAATTTGAATCCCTGCTTCTAAAATAGGTCCTATATTTTCAATCAGTGCGTTGACTAGACCCATTATAATCTGCATCGCTGCTTCGATTATCATAGGCAAGTTTTCAATTAGTGCTTGAACAAGCGACATGATAATTTGGACAGCTGCTTGAATAATTGCCGGAAGCGCTTGAACTAGTCCGTTTATGAGAGCTGACAAAATTTGAAGACCTGCTTGAATAAGCGTAGGAAGTGCCTGAACAATACCATTGAATAAAGCAGTGATAATTTGAACAGCTGCTTGAATGATAGTAGGAAGAGATTGAACAAGACCATTCATAAGCGCTTCGAGTATCTTAATTCCTGCTTCGACTAATTGGGGCATAACTGTCGAAATTGTCATCACAATATTTTCAATGACTTGTGAAATCACTTCAACTACTTGAGGAACAGCAGATGCAATTCCTTCAATAATCTTAACTAAAATTTGAGTTCCTTTTTCGACAAAGACTGGAAGGTATTGAGAGATGAAATCAGCCGTCGACTGAATTGTGTTTGTTAAGTTTTCGAATACTTGAGTAATTCCGTCTGCGTTGAACTCACCTGTTCTAGCCCAAGCTGTCAAAAATGAAACTAACAGACTAATAGCAATCCCGAGTGGTCCTGTAATTCCAAGAAATGCTAACCCAAATTTAGTCACAAGTGAAACAGCAATTGAAATGACTCCTCCTACTTTTCCAAATGCGCTTCCTAGCCTTTCGAGAACATTTCCAATGAACTGACCAATCGAGCCTCCTGCCTGACCGATACTTATTCCAAACTGTTCGAGCAGTTTTGACACTTTAGACCCGACAGACTGACCGAACTCTTTCGCCTTCTCGCCTGCCTTCTGTAACCATTCTCCTAACTCTTTCAGTCGTGGAAGTAGCCATTCTAACGCTCCTCCAAACCCGGCTTTAATAGCAGGCGCAAGACTGTTGATAAAGTTTCTAAATCTCTCCGATTTTGTGTAGGCTATCATGAACACGGCGACCAGAGCATAGAATATTGCTATAACTCCTGCAATGGTTCCCATCGTTCCCATAAATGCTGGACCTAAAAACTGAATAGCAATTCTTAACTTGACAATAGTTGTCATCACCATTCCTGCAATAAGCAATAGAGGTCCAAGGGCTGCAACCATTCCTGCGAATATGACAACCATCTTTTGACCGATAGGCGACATATTTACGAAGGCTTCGAGAACTTTTGTGATTGCTCCTACTATCTTAGCAAGTGCAGGTTCGAGAATTTGTTGAACAATAATAGCAACAGACTCGAAAGCCCCTCCCATTTGCTCGATTTTACTAGCAAGGTTGTCCTGCATAGTTTCTGCCATTTCCTTAGCAGCTCCGTCCGAGTTCACGAGAGCATTGGTCATCTTATCCAATTTCTCAGGACCTGCGTCTAATAGTGCAAGCATACCGGAGAGAGAGTTTTGACCGTAGAGCGTAACGATATGTCGGTTCCGTTCTTCTTGAGTAAGTCCTGCAGTAGCTGTTTTCAGTTGAGCGATTTGTTCTCTTAGAGGAATCATATTTCCGTTCGCGTCGTAGAACGAAACTCCTAATTCCTGCATAGATTTGGTCATCGCCTTTGTAGGCTTAGCAATACGCGAGAGAGCGCCTCTAAGCGTGGTTCCGGCTTGGGAGCCCTTAATACCGGCGTCGGCCA